TGTGATTTTATTGTATCCTTCTGCTATTACTACACGGAAAACTTTGAGAAAAGAAGACTGCCCGCAAAAATCACAATGATAATATTGTTGTGGTTCTTCCGATTCGGAAATCAAATTCGACATTTATGATTCCTTTTTATCATTCTCTCGATTAACATATGGAGAACACTTCGGGCAGCCAAGCATCGTACCACTGACCTCAATATTACCATCACCATCAACCGAAGTCTGAATTAATTCTTCCTCTTCCAATACTTCTATACAGGCTTCACCGCCTGCAATTGCACCAGCATTAAAACCACTCTTCCAACTAAAGTATATTGCCACTATATACAACACACCAACAATGATGTAGCTTAGCTCAACAGTCAAATCTAATCCTAATAATCGTAGTAATCTTCGTCCAGGTCTTCAATCAAATCAACCAACTCATCTTCATCATATGTAATACCATTACTATAATCAGAAGCAATCTGATTAATCATATGATTATGATTGCGCCTCTGCTGCTTTCGTCTCTTCTTTCTAGTATTCTTTGCCTCTACATATTCATCATCATCGGCATATCGAGTGGAATTTTTTCCCATTTCTCTATTCGGTCCTTTCTGGTAGATTTAGGTCAGGAAATGCCTGACACACAATTTCATATGTTAACCCCTTCACCTGAAGATCCTTATCCTTCATCTTCAGTACCAATTCTGCTTCTTGCGCTCCAATACTTTCCAAAAGGTCAATAAAAATTTTCTCGCGGCGGCCCTTATCCTGTATAAGATTTCCCCCATTCACAAAATAACCAAACTTTCTCGCCTCTTTCTCTAAATGCGAAGGTGACATCCCAACCGGAGCGTCATCCGGCGTATATGGCGGAGCACCAGGAGGAAGCTGCAAATTAATGTCAGGATGAAACGCCCCCTGCAAAATCGTTTTAAGGGCAAACGATTCATGCTTCTTTAGGCAACTAACTCTATCTCTAGTGCTTTTTGCCTTTTCAAATTTCTCAAAAACTTCAGGTACCGTAGGTGTCATAATATTCTCCAATTATTAAAATTCTTGTATACAATCCATCAAATTACGAAGCCTCTTCTGAATAAAGAAATTCAAAAGACCACTCCTATTTGCCGAATCATAATTATCATACGCATCCAGAATTTGAATTTTCAAATCCTCAGGCACATATTTCAGATCAATCAATTCTCGATTTCGACAAAATCCTCGCCAGGCATTTTCGTCCATACCGTCAGGCTTTTCATCCTGATTCAGGTTTACATCAGAAGCCCACTCATTCAGCTTTTTGGTTGAAAGTGGCTTCTGTCTCTGCCCCTGCACGAAGACACTATCCCCAGACAAACAATTAGGAATACCATCACTTCGATCACCCCTAAAGATGTGTTCTTTTAGGAATGCAGAAGGATCGTCAGTTCTAAGAAACTTCTTTTGTACTGGAGAATATTGGTCCACGTTTTCGAGATACTGTAGCTGCATAAAATCTTTATCACCGGACAAGATCAAAGTAGGCTCTGATGGATCACTTCGATGCATTGTCAACATTGCAATAATGTCATCTGCCTCCGCTCGATAAACGTCAATTACCTTATAAGGAAAGTATTCCTTCAATTCATCACGAATAGTATTTAGCGTTTCAAAAATTAGATTCCAGTCATAATCTGAAGAAGCACGAGTCTTTTTTCGAGATGCCTTGTAGAACGGAAATATTTCTTTGCGCCAATAATTTCTATTATCACAACACAGCACCAACTCGCCATACTTATCTTTGTATGAACTTCGATACATACGAAGACTATTCAATACCATATGGCGAATTAGATTCTCATCCACTTTCATATGCTGATTATATTTACTGTTCAGACTCACCATCAAATTACTAATGGCAATCTGATTTAGATCGACAAGGATCACTTCACAATCCTCACGATTACCATGTCAGCATTAATGCGACCAGTCACTTTAGTTTCCTTTGCTTTAATCATATCCATCAACTTTCGCAGCTTGACCTTACCGCCCTTCATCACGTCAGGCAGAATTTGGTCAGGCTTGCGAATCTTCTTCTTGAATGATTTAGTCGAGTCCCACTCTTTAAGTGTCGTACCTTTTATCACAATACCAGAATCAGATACATACCGATACAGGAAACGATTCTTAGTGTCAAAGATCCACACTTGAGACGCATCGATCATATTCTCGGGCGGTTCGCTCGCAATCTTATATGTATCATCAGACTTCTTATACTTTACCGAAGATACGATTTCAGCAACAGACCGAACCTTACGTCGGCGCGGCTTGCGCGTCTTCTTGGCTGAGTCTGCCCAAGACAATGCGTCTTCTACCAACGACTGAATAAACTTGAGATACCGCTTTCTCTGCGGCTTCGTCAGATATGCGTATGCCTCATTCAGATCATCATCTCGACCAGCGACAACATCTTTCAGCTCATCACAAAGAGAATCATAGTATGTGGCAATCTTGCTAGATAGCATTCCCTTCACTTGATTTGCCTTGAGCCACTTATACAGGTCGAAATCAGATTTGCAACCATTCAGCAGAAACTCATCGACCTCACCTTCAATCTGACCGATGAACTGCGATACCTGCGTTCGGATTCGCTCCTGAATATTGATAGGCTTGGCAACCTTCTTTGCTGCCTTCTTTTTTCGAGTCTTCAAAATACCCTGAGCTTCAGATACCAGAGACTCTACTTCAGCATCAAGGCGCGCCTGTGTGTTCTCAGGAAGAACAAGACCGTTTGTTGCCATTCGAGCAACTGCGGAATATGTACGCTTGCCTGTCACGTTCGTGGTACGAAGAGCAGCGCCCTTCTTCTTATCAATAGACGCAACGTACTCTACCATAAACGCATGGCATTCTTTGGGGGAATATACATAATTGTAATAACTGAGAGCTTCGGAAATCTTGTGTTGCAACTCTTCCGAACTCAACTCAGACACATCATTCCATGTCGGTTCTTTCGTACCGTAAATTGTAGCTTCGTACTTGGCGCCTTTACGCTTTGCCATGAATCCCTCTACTGAATTGTTCGCTAGTAAATATACAACACATGCAATCAAATGTCAATAGTATTGACCATATCTTATAGGATAGTCTGTACATATACCATGACAGGCTTTCAATCCATCATCAGAATAATGTGCAGTTTCGGGCAAAACTGCAATACAATTTTTTACCAATTTCTTTCCCGGATATACCCAAATAAAACCTTTACTGGTAACAGTATAATCATCATCTTGATGCCAAAAACATTGAACCGAAACGCGCAACAATTCTTTCAATGCTTCCACGTTTTTAGCATGGCACCAAAGATGACTACTATATTTTATAAAAGTATAATCTACTTCATATTGTGGCTTGTCGTGCCCCAAAACATAGTTTCCATCGATGAACCAAACATCCAACTCAACTGAATACCCAAGATTCATCGCAGTTCTAATATAATCAGGATGATTCTCTTTATCTGGATTAGCTCCAGTTAAATTACCCCTATGTGATATTATCATCTATGATTCTCCAAGAATACATTTAAGTTCTCTGTGATAATTCCTTCTTATAAAATATCCATCCAACTAGAAACCATTTCCTCCACCATAGATTCAAACGTATATTCTGGTTCCCATTTTAATTTGTTTCTAATTTCTGATGAATCTCCTCTAAGAAAATTTAATTCCTGAGGGCGCATATAGATAGGATCAACAATAATATGATCCTTATAATTCAACCCCAAAAGATCAAATGTAACTTTACACATATCCCTAATGGTTCTACTTTCTCCGGTTGCTACTATCCAATCATCTGCATATTCATTAACTGTAATTAAGTGCATTGCGCGAACATAATCTTTCGAGTGACCCCAATCTCTTGACGCATCCAAATTCCCTAAAGCTAATTTTTCTCTCATACCTTTTTTAATCTCAACTGCTCCCTTAACTATTTTATTAGTCACAAAATTTGAACCCCTTCTAGGAGACTCATGATTAAAAAGAATTCCATTACTGGCGGGCATATCATAAGCTACCCTATAATGACGCACAAGATTATAACCCAAAACCTTAGCACAACCATAAGGCGATGTTGGCGACATAGGAGTAGTTTTTCTTTGGTAACCATCATTGTCAATAGAATTTCCAAACATTTCAGATGAAGATGCTTGATAAAATTTAGCCTCAGGTACTATATGTCTACATGCCTCAAGCATATTTAACACACCAAGACCATTAGACTGAATCGTAAAAGAAGGCACATCAAAACTAATTCGGACATGACTTTGGGCCGCCAAATTATAAACTTCATCAGGCTGCACCTCAGATAAAATTTTATTTAACGAATGAACATCCAATAAGTCTCCATAATAAGTTTGAATATTCCCTAAATGGTCAATTCGACTACCTTGATTTTCAGGAACAGAATTTCTGCGTATCAACCCATAAACTTCATATCCTTTAGATAATAAAAGTTCAGAAAGATAACTACCGTCCTGACCAGCAATTCCAGTTATAAGCGCCTTTTTTTTCATCGTTTAATTCCTTCCATATTCAAACTAAGCAAAGTTCCATTATCTTTATCCATATGAGGTATATATGATTGTGAATGGTCATCAAAATCCGAATGTTCTGTATCTCTCCAATCATACATTTTAACATCATATATACCAATATCGTTTAACAAAGTATTGAGACTTTTAGTATCATAAACAGTTTTGTGATATATAGTATCATCTCCCATACACATCTTGCCATATAAAGGCCCCAAAAAAGTTTCTAATGGCATATCGTTAATAAGATATAATCGTGCCATTGAATAAAAATCTGGGACAGCAATTCTCAAAACTCCTCCAACCCTAAGGCAACGAATCCATTCCAAAAGCAAATCTACAACTTCTTCTCTATCAAAATATTCAATAACACGAGAAGCATATATCAAGTCTACAGAATTATCTTCATAAGGCAAACTCGCTATAGCATTAGAATCTAAATGAGAATAATCTCCCCCATCAATATGAATCCAATCTTCTCCAAAGTTTCTCCAACCACAACCTAAATGTAGTTTAATCATTTTTAAAAATATCCATTTCCCTTAAATCAGGCCAATCAGAAATAACCCATTTTCGAGCAGGAGTTTCTATGGCAGTTGGCAACTTATCTAAACCCAACTGTGCCGTTTCTGGAGTCATGTAATAATGATACCCTATCGAAGTAATATTTTGTTCTCTCCAAGGAATGTTGGGATCTCTCCCATCATAGGACATTTTTTTAAGTTCATCTCTGGCTCCTCGATTATCTGTCAAAATCATTCCACCACGACCCAAACTCAAATGTTTTTGAAACTGAAAACTCAAACACATATATGTGTTCGGAATATAACTATTCTGCTTCCATAAAACAGCGGCATCAATAACATCATCTGTCAGATAATAATAATCGACCCAATCCTCTTCTTTCCACTCCAAAACAAGTCCAAGTTTCTTTGACAGGGCTGGAATTGAAATATAAGTTTTTACTGGAACCTTAATCGTTTTAATATTATTATATACCAAACACAATTCAATTGCATGAGTGCAACAATCTACGGCAACGGCATATGGTGACCCATAAAAATCTGCAATCTTATTTTCAAATTCCGAAACTATATCAAAAGACACTAATTCTCCTCCACTGGATGGGTATTATGATATTGTTCTCCAATTACAGAAAGTCTTTTAATTAAATCAATATCATCGACATCTTTAACAAAGAAAATATCTGACCCAATTCTTAATGCTGGAGTATATCCATATTCATTTGCATATTTAATCATATAATCATCACCAAGAACAGTATGCTCTAAACTTAAAAGTTCGGGATTGCATTTATCTAAATCCAAATGAGGTAATGCCATTTTTTCAGACCCATCAATATCAACAGATACAAAATTGATTTTAGAAAACTTTTCAGAGTTTTCGTCTAAAATACTATTAATAGTTCTAAACAGCACTTCATGTCTTCCGTTTAAATATCCATCAATCTCTTTTATATTCCTGTCCCCATAATATGGCTTGTAATCCGAATTTTCATAATAATATTCTAAACTAAAATCTGTTGTGCTTAGAGATGCCCGATAATTTAAAGAAACTTCTTTCGATACACCATCCTCATCTGCTGCTGCACAACTATAACAAACAGAATTTGGTCTATTATTTTTAAGCATATCAAAATAAGATGGATGCATTTCAATACAAATCCCATTCCATCCGTTTTGTTCTAATAGAAAAGTATTACTAAATCTAATACCATCCAATGCCCCAACGTCTAAAAAAGTTCCATTTTTTATATTTTTCTCAGAAAAGAATTGAGTAATAATCGAATCTTGTCCTGCCTGGCCATAATATATCATATAAACTCCTTATCATTCTCTTGTCCCTTATACGGACCGGTTTTATACTCATAAACTAAAGTTTCATCTTCTAATACCTCATAATTATGTCCACCCCTAAATGTCAAAGAACAATCTCCAACATTTAATACATCTGTTGCAATAATTGTATCATCTAAATCATACATTATAATTTTAACACGCCCTTTAATCACAACCCAAGACTCTTGAGCGATCACTTTCTCCTCCCCCGATTTCCATATATGCTTATGTGGGCGAAAGGTCTTTCCTTTTTCCATATTTAACGCAGACAATTGAATAAACTGGTCTTCTGCCGCAAGATCAGTTCTTCCAGAAGCAATATCTTCGATTCGATTAATTGCGTGTAATAAAACATCTGCATCAACCTTTGAATATATCCTTTTCATTTTCTTCCCTCCATCGGCCGACCATCAATAACTGCTTTTATTTCAGGCCATAGATTATATCGGTTTAATATTAAATCTCTCGCTTCCGCCATTGCATTAATATTTTCAGTCGTCGGGACAGTTTCAATTATTTCTAAAACTTGCTCAATAGCTATATCAACATTATCAATATCAATAACATGATAACTCTGTTCTGGTAAAAACTTGTCAATATTTGGACATCCCCAATATATAGGCATAGTCCACGATAACAACGAATCAAATATTTTCTCACTTAAACAATTCTTATTCTTGGAATTTTCAAAAGCTAATGTATAATGATATGGATGTAGCCCTTTAAATTTACAATAACCATCATAATTTAAGGAACCCTTCCAACACTCACTAATGCTCCCAAAGGTTTCAATTCCGTATTGACCATAGACATCAATATTTTTATAAGAATCCACAAACCTTTCTAAAAAATGAACTCTTTTTTTGTGTCCGTCTAAACCAACTTTACCACTTGTAATTGTACTTAATAGTTTCGTTTTATGCGTCTTATCATATTTCAAATTTAAAAGATCATCATATGAAGGTTTAACTCTCCAAACAGAAATCAAATGATGTCGAAGGTCAGTATATGTTCCTTGAAAAAATAAATCATCGGGAAATTCTAATCTTGGATAGATAACTTCAGGTTCTTCTCTTTGAAAAAATAAAATTTCACTATTCGGTATACCTATAGGAAGCCTACCAAAACCTTCACTCGTTCCATCCATAACGATGTGATAATCTGCCAATTTTGGATCATCAACCGCCTCTATATTTTTCCAAATTCCAGACCTTTCGGGAGTCTGAGATTTATATACTCCCAAAAGATCAGAAGAAGACTGACCCCAAGAACAATAAAATATTATTTTTTTCATTCAAAGACACCAACGCACCATCATCATATCAACTCCATCAATTCATCAATAGTAAACCTCTCACATTCATCAGAAGTCGGCATACCCTCTACAATTCTTTCGTGTAAATTTTCGCCCGGTTGTATTCCAATAACTTTAGGCTCAACATAAACCCCATCATTATACTTTTGATACATTGCTTTCAATAAATCTCCATTTTTAACACTTTTCATTTCTGGACAAAACGGATCAGACGAAGTTGCATTATCCAAACAATCAAAGATAAGATCAATCGCTTGGTCAACCGTCCAATAAAATCGCGTTGCTTCCGGGTCAGTTACAATACAAGGCTCACCATTCTGTATCAAGTCCTTCCATTTACATAGAACAGATCCAGTAGAATACAAAACATTTCCATATCGAACAATTCTATAATCGCACCCAGGGTTTAATGATTCATATTGACGAAACAAAGACTCCATTAACATTTTTGATGCGCCATATGTACCAGAAACTCTACACGCCTTATCCGTACTAATACCAATAACAAAATCAACATCATACTTCAACGAAAAATCTAAAACATTCAAACTACCTATTGTATTAGATTTAATACACTCCCTTGAGAATTTTTCTGCAAGACCAACGTGCTTAAATGCAGCAAGATGAAATACACCATCAACTCCAAGAAATGCCTGATTAACTTCAAACACATCTGAAACATCACCCGGAAAAATATCTATCGAATCGTATTTTTGTTTTAGCTCCAAAAGAGAACCCTCATCTCTGGACATAGCCCTAACGCGGCCACCAGAAGATAAAATTCTACCAATCAACTCTTCTCCAAGAAACCCACTACCTCCTGTCACCAAATACAATTTTCCATTTTCAATTTTCATTTATTTTCTCCGATCTCTAAAAGAAATTCATAATCATTTTTAAAGTTTCCTATTTCTTCAGAGCGATCTTGATACATCTCTTTAATTATCAATTTGTCTTCTTCATACATACCTTGTATATTAATCTTATTCGCATATTGACCATCGCTTAATAATTCTATTTTTAAAGCACACCATCTATCTTTGGTTCCTAATATTTTATATCCATCCCCCTCTGCCATAGCACTCCCACGAATTTCCCAATCCCAAGGAGACCAATTTGAGTATAAATATCTCAAAAAATATTTTCTATTCCAAATAGAAAATTGTGCTGTTATCCTATAAAGAGAATCTATTGTTTTTATGCTACGATTTTGATTCAATTCTAAAATATCAAAATCTGAACACTCTTTATATAAACTAACATCAGCCGGATCTCTACTGTATTGAAGAGAAGGCTGCAAATCTATTCTACCTACCGTCTCATTCAATTCACCTAATAACATTTCATACAAACTACGATCAAATGGTCTCACAATGCAAAAATCATCAATACCAAAAATGAAATGCTCATCATCAATCGAATTAAAATATTCGATCAAATAGTTAGACCATCCTTGAGCCCCTCCGATCTGCTCCTTAGCCATAGACACAAATTCAAAATTATCAGGCAAAGAGAAATCTGGTTCACTAAAACCCAAAACCTTAACCTCAAAATCATCTCCCCAATACTTATTAAAGAAATATGAAAATGCTTCAATAACAAACAAATGAGAATCGCAGGTAGGAATATACACTTTCATAATAGTCTTTCTATCAAACCCATATCAACAATGTCTTTAGGCTCTTTCCTTTTATTTTTCAATTCTCGAATCACATTCAAACCTGCAAATTTCATTCCATCAAAATAAAAATGATTCGTCGGATTATACAACACATCATCTATAGCGACAGTGTAATTATGAATCTCATCATTATGACTATGTATATCTGAATGGCCCAATATAGCGTTACCTGATGTCAGATAATCTAGATCATTGCCTTCCCTAAGACCATATAAAGATAGAATTGAACTGGCGGTAACACAATAATCTTCGCTATCCAATCCATTATCTCCTATATACCGTGAATAATAATCCAACATGGAATAAAAATTAGGATAATAAACCATATTAGAATTGTTAATATAATGCATACTATTCTCATTAAAAAAGACCCGAGACAAACGAAGAGTCTCAGCATGAGTATCATTAATGTGACAAGAATGATTTCCCAAACCATATATATTCCTAATTTTATTTTTTAACGTCTTAGCCTGTTCCACATCATCCAATTCTACCAAATATACTCGCATAGGATAATTACTAGTAAAACATAAACGAGCCTTATCTAAGAATCCAGAAAAATTATTATTCCAAGTTCCTCCCCATTCTTCCCCCAAATACAATTGTCGAACTATATTCAGCGCACCGTTGGTGCATACAATATCCTTCACATAAACAAGATCAGATTCAGATGTCAATATCTCTTCTGCCCTATCTAAAAGATTCATCGAAGTAGCAGATGGAAACAAACTCACAACATAAGTATTCTTTTTCAATTTCGCATATTCAACAGCCATCGCATCTAAATATTTTTCATCTAAACCCAAACGTCTGAAATAAAAACTACTACAATCATACTCACCTTCAGACATATCATTTGTAGTATGATAAGACACTGGCTTGTCATACAATAAACAAGAAGCAACTCTATGAGAACCATTCAACAAAAAACCATCATCAGTTACAGGTACGGTGTCTAGTGTGTCATCATAACCAATACTCTTAATCGAATCTAATATCTGATGAAATGTTAATAAGAAATCTTCAAAACTATTTTTACTCTCATTATCGATTTCATTGAAACCATTCCAAACTCTCAAATGCCTCTCATATAAATCTAAAGCAAAATTTGTATTATAACCATTCTCTCTATACTTGGCATATAAAAATTTAGAAACAATATCAATTCGTGTATTAGTTAGAAAAAAATCAGCCGACATGTTATCAGTCATATATCACACCAACCTTTCTCTTCGATTATTCTTTTTTCTAATCCTATCTCCCATATCAATTTGTCTCTGTCTATCTTTTTTATGATCATTGATAGGATTATCATCATTATACACATACAATGTATCTTTAATAAAACGAACTCGCTCTCTGGCCATCTCCATCATAGGAAACATCAAAGCAAAATCCCAAGCCATTTCATAAAATGTTCCATCATCATCGACCATATCGTCTTCAGTCAGGCGTTTGGCTAAATTGTAATTGAAAGTACGAAGATGGCTTGCGCGCCATGCAGGATCATCTCTAAAGGTCCCATCTTCCACTATATTCTTCGGATATTCAGTAACATGAAAAGACGAATCGCGACCACTAGGATGTTGAACATAACTTCCATAAGTCATCCAACAATCTTCATGCTCATATACATGATCCAATATCGACAGCACATATTCACTCGCCAGCCAATCGTCTCCATCTAAAGTTACGATTACATCATCATCAAATGCATCCAAGTTTTGAATCATATGATAAAGATTATACAATGCTCCCATATTTTCATCGTTCTCAATAAGCGTAAAATAATCACCACAGTCATATTCTTCGATAAATTCTTTAATCACATTTACCGTATTATCTGTGGAACAATCATCAGTTATGATATATTCAAAATTATCATAATCCTGACCCAAAACACTTATTAGAGTATTTCGTATATAACTTTCAGAATTATACACTGGCGTAATAATTTTAAAATGAACACTCATATCACATTCTCTAAAATATACTTCGACTTTTGCTTCTCATTCCAAACTTGAGGTAACGTCGCATAAGGCAAATGCTGCAATGTAATTTCACTCAATATCTTATATTCATCTTGAACAATTTCTTGATGCAAAATACCATTCACATCAAAAGGCCAACCTCTATCTGGATCTAGATTTTGATCCATTCTAGACGACGAACCCTCAGACACTAAACAATCATATACATATATATCATTGCAATCTGTGTTTACATAAATTATTTCTCCCCTTAAATATGAAGCAATTCCTTGGCACATATGAGGATAATCATCTGCCAAATTAAGATCATCTAAATATCGAAAATTCTTCTCAATTGCGTTATTCGACAAGCAAAGGGGTGGCTCCCCTCCGGGGCAAGTAACACCATCCCAAACGATCTTCGGAAAAGCTGCATATCTCTGATCTAAAAATGACCAAAGAAACGTACCATTTCCCAATGGAATTGTTGAACGTGGATCTTGTCTATCAGGAGGAGACTGCCTGATCGTGTCAACATAAGGACAAGTTCCGCTTAAATAATCAAATCTAGATTTTTTCTGAAGCTCATCTATACACTCAAATGCCATAGGGTAATAATAGTCATCACCATCAACTGCCATAACATGAGTATATTCTCTTTCCTTATAGATTTTTCGATAAGTATCATAACGAGCATTATGACCCATTCCACTCTTACCGTTAGATTCGGTCACATGAATATCATAATCTTTTGCAAATTTATCTTGAATAGATTTTGTATACGATCTGTCAAGAGAATTAACAACAATCACAATATCAAAATCGAAAGGAACTGGTTCCTGAGATTCAATCGACCAAACACACCTCTCTAGATGTTCAATCGATATGGATGGAGACACCAAAGGTATCACGCACATGTTCTCAATATTTGAACGCAGCATTATTTCCCATCTTTCAAAAGACTTTCCATAAAATCCATCCACTCATACTTCCTCATATTCCAACCATAAAAATTGTTATAATATGAAGTTTGCATCTTGAGAATATCCTGAACACCAGGATTCCAAAAAGCATCAATCGCATGACTCAAGATATTTGCAAACTTTTGAGCATGACGAGCAGGATCAGATTCCCAATTATACATCCAAGCATAATCGGTACCCGTTTCAGTTAGTGCTCCATAATTAGGAACAACAGCCAAACATCCAGCAGCCATAGACTCAAGCAACACACGACAAGACGTTTCTTCGTATACGCTAGGATATGCAAGAATGTGCGAAGTCTTCAATCGTTCCCGTATCTGATTATTAGGAAGACTCTTATAATAGTTCACACACTCCAACTGATCTAGTCGATCGAACAATACCTGAAACTGCGAATCTGCTTCTTCATTACCATACAACCTAAAACTAGAAATCACATCAACTTCAAAATCATCACGTTGCTGCGACAAAACACGAATCGCAGACTCCAGAATATGCAAACCCCGATGTGGTGTAGAAAAATAAATTAACTTAATCTTACCGTCTTTAGGCTTCTCATGAACAGGAATTTCATTAATAGCATTCTTTAGTACAATACCCTCTTCATATGGAATACCCAAATAACGAGCATATTTGTCCTGCTGCCAATGAGACACAAATACAATTTTCTCAAATCGTTCTCGTGATTTAACATCTTTCAAATGTTCAGATTCAGGATCACCAGGAAGATCATGCAACCATAACAATGCCGGGCGATCATCAAAAAACTCATCCCGGACGCGAGACTGTATAATGTTAAACTCTTTCCAAAGATCGGCAGGAAGATGAGAATACAGTTCTTCCAATAGAAGTTCTGTGCCACCCTTTGCATTAGGATTGATCATATTCTTCGTCAAATCAAACCTAATATCTGCACTATCGTCAACTATATTTAATGAGAATTCCGACATAATTTACTCCCAAAATAGAGAAAAGGCGACGAGGAGATATAACCCTCGCCGCCCTTTCCGTCCGCTATTATATGGTTATATGATGACTAGTTCTTCACCATACCGTAGCGCGCGGTGCTCGTAGCCGTAGGCTCCTGAGTAACCTCCCAGTTACCATACGCCTCAACCGTGCTCTTGATATGAGAAATCTGAGCGCGGAAGTTCTTAACACCAAAGCGAGCGCGCGCCTCAGCCTCGGTCAGAGTACCACCGTTTGCAAGATAATCAACAACCTTGCGAGTCTTACTACCAGGACGAAATGCCATAATTTACAGTTTCCTATTTATCAGCTTATCAAATAAAGTATATCGAGAATCGCTGACTCATTCTCAAATACATACATCAATATGTAGATCAACTACACGAAAAAACTTACTTCCATTTACTAAAAGTCTTCGCCATATCCACCAGCATGGGAATCTAACCACTCATCGAACCAAGCTAAAAGATCGTCGTCATACCCACCAATCAATTCCGTTCCAGAGAAAACCTTTGGAACAGTTTTCGTCATTTCATGCTTCTCGGACAAAGCATGAAACTCCATAACCGACATTTGCTCAGGAACAGATACTTCAACATAAGGTATATTCTTTTCCTGCATTACCTTTTTCAACTCATCACACCAACTACATGTTTGAGATGTCAGTACCGTAATCATTTTAGGAAACCCAAAAATCTACAAAATTATCCTGAACATCAAACTCCACAGACTTCCTCTTCCCAAACTGATCGGGAGCTTCGTAACGCTCCTTAATATCTGCCATCCAATTCTCAAGATTGATGTTCTCATTAGGAACAATCGTACCAACAATAACAGCCTTATTACGATCTGCCATATCTACTCTTCCTTTTTCTTATCTATAATATAATTTAATATGTAATACGAATCTACAATATCCGAAACTGGATTAATAACTTTAGATGCTCTAGGCGTCAACAGCCCCTTCAAATCTACCTTAGGATTATCCTCGCAAAATTTTTCATACATTTGTTCTTTATTTGCGTTGCCTTTACCTGTAGCATATTTCTTAATAGCTGAAGGTGCAGCAACTTCAAAATCAACACCAAAATTCCCATATTCGATCTTTTAGTATTCCAGTATTTTCTGCAATATTAAAAAACTCTACCAGTAGATCCAAACGAATATCCCTCAATGCAAACATAATCCACATCATGATTTTCTATAGCATCTAATGCCCAAGATGATATTATATCATACCGATCTTGATCTGAATCAAATTTCTCGTGTATATTTCCATTTATATTTGACTCTTTATATTTCTCGAATCGCGCTAAGTTAGATAGAAAATAGCACGTCACAGACGAGAAGTCAATGAGTTTTTCATCTGATATACAAATGGAAGGAGAAGTCAGAGAGTAATCTATTCCAGCATATATCGGCAATCTATTCTTCCTCTTCTAAATCGTAATCTATGTTATACGTTCCGCAAAATGGACAATATCTTGCCTGCTCTAAATACCCATCCATCCTAGTGCATACTGAATATTCAATACCACACTCTTGACATTGTAAATTTAATTCCATTATTGGATCATCTTCTTCAAAATCAATCGGCATATCCAGAACTCCTAAACAATTTCACATCCTCCAGCAGAACATGCCAGCTCTTGCGATCCTAATGTCTGATCCGTATTTTCATACTTTGCTAAATCGGACCAATCGACCGATTTGGGCATTCTCTTCGATTGTTCATTATATTCTTCCTTTGAGCAATCAGTATACGGAGCTTGCTTGTAAATGTGATCTGAAAAAGGCAAGAAAGATATTCCACTAATCTCATCAAAGTGCTTATATACCCAAGCACCAACTTCAAACCATTCGTCCTCTTTTACCGACACTGTGCAAGAAGGTTTATGCTCACACCATGCCCTCTGATACACCAACCAATGTTCCAATTGCTCAATCGCACTCATATCTTTTCTAAAAATAGCATTCGAGGGAGCCTTCACCGGAAACGAAAATACCCAATTGTGGGTTGGCTGCATTATGTCATCCTCAACCGGAAAACCAGCATCGACCATCATCTTCGCAAGAGGATCTTTCTTATCACCACGAACGGTACGAATGTAAAATGGATTATGTCTCGCATGAATTCCACTTGCAGCATCAACCAACTGAGATACTGTACCGCTCGGCTTAACACATGTAATCGCTGTCGATTGATTAATGCCTAACTTTTTAGCCCATTCTTTATTGGTATTAACTGCAATTTGACGCAGTGCTCTGAGTCGATCTTCTAGATTCTTTTTCTTACCATTAGTTAACTCACTGTCCATAATTCCAGTTAGACTGACACCGAGCAATCTTTCTTCTTCGCAATTCTTCTTCCAACTACTTCCAACATATCGAAATGATGTCAGTGTCGATTGCATTGTTCCGAGTATCGTCGCTAAACGAACCTTACGCTCTAGCTCTTCCATAGAATCACTTGGGCGAACAATAACTTCAGACAAATTGCAAAACTGCTTCGACCGTAGAACTATCTCACTACACGGATTAGTTCCAAACTGGTGATCGGGATCTCTTCTTCCACCTTCAATAGCTTTATTCTGTGACGCTTTGCGTGAGAAGATTCCTCTCTCACCACTCTTACTCTCATACAATGAAAGCCACTCTGCCATAAAGATTCCAATATCAGGCTTCTCTGTATATGCAGCAGAATTGTTTGAAAGCGCACGCTGAGAATTTGCAATATGCCATTCACCACTCTTCGCGTGTCGCATTCGTTCATCTGACAGATTAGACAGAGAAAGTAATGCAGAACGACGCACTCCACCAACAACTACAATTTCAGCAATCTTGCATACTAGATCATGACATTCAATTGAAGTCAACTTACGACCAGAAGCACCAGAAAAAACACGAACGCAAAAATGAAAAAGTTACATCCAAAGGACCCGGACCAGAAGCTCGACCACCGAAAGTTTTCAATGGAGCTCCAGCTGGTCGAACCTTACTCAAATCCCAACTAGGAATTTGACCAGTATATAGCATTGCGATCAACTCTTTAAAGGCTTTTGCCCAACCCAATTTAGAATCTGCAACAATGATCGTAGTCTCTGTTGGGTGAAATTCTTCAGCTACAACAGGCAAAGAATTTGTAAACTGTCTTTCGACAGAAAAGCCAACACCAGTACCATTCATTAGAATGTACAATATTTCATCAAAAGAACGAGGATTATCAATTGCGACAAAAGAGCAATTATAACCTGCAATATTCTCTCGCGCCAATGCTTCTCCTGCGGTCATCAAACAACGCATAGAGGGCATCACCTCAAGAGATAATACTGCATTCTCCAATTCTTCTCTATCTGCTGTAGATAGTTTACCTTTGGTGTTCTCCTTTAACTGCCATTCAAAAAAATCAAAATATCTAGAAACAGTTTCATTCCATGTTTCTCTTCTACTCTTCTCAGGCAACCATCTAGCATATCGCGATAAATGTATAAACTGCTGATACAGTGTAGGCAAATCAGTTTCAGTTTGCATCGTCATCCCTTTCTGACGTTAATTCAGACCAAGACACAGGAAAAAGTGGACCTATCTTTTCATCCCAAAGTGAGGCCAAATCTCGAATCTCTTTTTGTGCCGTGGCTTCACTACGCAAATGATATGCTCTAGCCCAAGCTGCAAGCGATCCTGTCACATAGTACGATGTCATCATGCCTTGCGGCAAAACCATACGCGCCTGCTCTGCACAAACACCAGCCTCTAACATTTCTTCGTATAAACGAAGTGATGTTCTATATAGTAATTCCACACGCGCCGAAACGCGATATTCATCAAGTATTTCAGGAAAAGTAAATTTACGTCCACGAGGATCCAACAACGGATTGATATATTCGATAGTCTTGGTTTGAGAAGAACCTTGCTTCACATTTTTCGGATTAGAACGCCAAGCATCAGGCATATAAAATTCAGGTTGATCTTTAACATATCGCCTAGACACCTCATTGTAACAAAATCCTACCATATGCTTAAATCTCTGTCTCGCAACAAAGATAGGTACAGTTTCTCTCAAAGTTACCATAGGATGTCCAAATGGAGTCCAATGACCATGTGTCGCCAAATAACGAATTAGCTTTTCATCTTTACGGTCTAGATCATCGACATGCTTATCGAAACTCACTCTAGCAGCATTTACTACGGTCAGATCACTTCCCATATGATCAACCAACTCAACACTCATATCCATATCAAATCCTCTTCCAATTATGAAAAGCAGCTACAGCAGATATACCTTTATATGTATTGCTGTCTATAATATCGGAAACATATTTCCAATCAGAAAGCACCATATCATTTATGTCTTTCTCATAAACATTTTCTGGCCATATGCAAACTGAATATCCAGCTTCAATCATCTTCAACTGTTGAGACAATACTTCCTTATTTCTCGGCTCATTATCAAACACTAATACACATTTATCTTTAGGAACAACGCTATCTAATTTAGCAAAATCAGCACCAGACACAGCAATACCATTCCCCAAAAACAACGAATCAATTGGACCTTCTACCACATATATCTTTTGGCTCTTATCCACACGATCCAATCCATAAATCATAGGATGATCAGATAGCTTCAGCGTCAAATACCTTAGATTATTTTTAGGATCAATTGCTCTACCAGTCAAACCAATCAACTCACTATGCTCATTATAATATGGAAAAAGTATTCTAGCAGAATGCCCCGCTATTCTATCCTTATATTTGTCTGATATTTCTTCCAACTTTTCTTCATCGTCTAGATAATACATATACCCATAATGATCGGATGAGATTTTTCTACTCTTCGCAAATTTTATTGCCGAATGACTAATATCACATTTCGACAATTTAATGGCACCAATCTTGAGCAAAGGATCTACGCTATGAAACTTAGGAGCTTCAAAATTGTATGGCACAACCTCTTCTTCCTTTTT